GTGAAGCTTCCCTGGGCCGCAAGTACGGCATGGACTTCTATGTTGATCAGAATGCGGACACCGCCGGTGTTGCGGCTATGGCCTTCCATAAGAATGCCTTTGCTTTCGTTACCCGGCCTCTTGCACTGCCTCAGGGTGCTGCCAATGCTGCCATCGTGAATTATGATGGCTTTGGTCTGCGTGTCGTGCAGGCATACGACATCAACAAAAAGACCGATACTGTATCCATCGACATGATCTGCGGCGTCAAGACTCTGGATCCCAAGCTGGCCGCCATCATCGAAGGCGCCGTAAACTGACAAGAAAAGGGCGGTGTAAGTAATGTACATAACCAAGGAAAAGTACAACGAACTGTATGACGCCATCGACGAGAAGCTATTTGATCGCCTTTCCTTTGATGCCTGCCGTTGCATCGACGGGCTCACAACAGGCGCAGATGGGGTTAAAAAGCTGAAGGTGGCCTTTCCTTCCGATGCGGATTCTGCCACCGCCGTCAGGCGCTGCGCCGCCCAAATCGTTCATTTTCTTTACCAGATCCATGAGGCGGAGCGATCCGCCTCTATGGGTCGGGGACTTGAACAGACGGAAGGTGGCCTGCGTGGCCGTGTGATCACCAGTGTATCGTCGGGCAGTGAATCTGTATCCTATTCCGCAAGCCAGCATGCACAAACCGCAGCTGACCTTGCTGCAATGGATGCCGCCCAGAAGGAGCGCACCATCCGGGAGATCGTAAAGGAATATCTTTCCGGCGTGGCGGATGGCAACGGTGTAAACCTGCTGTATATGGGGTTTTACCCGGTAAGGAGGTAAACCCGTGTTTTCCCAAACGATTACGTTTTTTAACCGCAAGAAGATTGACGAAGGCGATGTCTGGTACCCGACAGTGATCCGCAATGTTCATGTAGATCTGGACCGGGCGGCGGTCCTTGCGAAGTACGGCCCGAAAGCGGCCGACAACGCCGCCCTTTATGTTCCATACAGCAAGGATATAGAGGGGAATATTCTGGTCGCCGGCAAGTGTTGGCTGCCACCGAAAGAGTGGGCAGCACGACCGGAGATCGTTGGCTTTGTTACCTTTACCCCCGGAGACCGCTTTGACTTCTTCTGGCTGGGTGATTGGGGCAGTGAAGAGGCGATATATGATGCGGACCATGTGGCGGACATGGGGTTTTACAACCACATGAACCGGTTGCATGATTTTGTGTTCGCGGTTACCTCTGTGGGTGGTCCGTACCGTCTGATTCCCCATTTTGAGATCATGGGTAAATAGTATGGCGAAGAAAATCGAAAAACTGAAATTCAAATTCTCCTATACCGACAGGACGATAAATGGCGTTATGCGGTTGGATCTGTCTCGCTTTGATGCTCAGTTTTCCCGGGCGCAGCGTGAGCTGGACTCCATGGTCATGACATCAATGATTCCCTTTATGCCAAAAGAGACGGGCGTCTTCATCAACGAGACACAGGGCATGTCTCAGGCGCTGGCAGGCTCCGGTATTGTTGTGGCGGCAGCTCCGTCCAGGGGTCGATACCTTTACGAGGGCAAGAAGATGGTGGATTCCGTAACCGGTAAAGGCCCGGCAAAAATACCTGTTGGACCGGGCGAGTATCTTTTGCGGTACCGAAAAGGTGCCGAACTGAAGCCCACAGAGGAACCGCTTCATTATTCTACCCATGTAAATCCGGATGCAACAGATCACTGGTTTGAGCCTGCGAAAAAAGCCGATGGAGAAGCGTGGGTGAAGAAAACAAAAAAACTGGCAGGAGGTGGATAAATGGCAGAGGTCAAACCGATTGGCGTTGATGCGGCCGGATATGAGATCGTTACCAAAGCTGTGAAGGCTTTGCTGAATCAATTCCCTGGGTTGAATGATCAGAGGATTTGTTTTGAAGAACAGAGCGAGGATGCTGGGATCGCATTCTTTGCGGATGCCGGCGCACTGGTGCTTTCCGAGCGAAGGTCTATCACCGACCATGTATACCAAACCTGCCAGTACCCGTTTCTCGTTAGCTATCGTACAGCTGCAACGGGTGAACTGTACAAGCTGTATGCCACAGAGTTCTTGGATGCGCTGGGCAAGTGGCTTTGCAGGGAGCCTGTGGAGATAGATGCTGTGGCGGTACAGCTGAAGGAGTATCCCGTGCTTTCCGATGGGCGAGCGATCACCCGTATTACCCGTAACAATGTCTACGGCACAATTCCAAACGACAACAAAACCCAAGACTGGATCCTCCCGATTACGATCCAGTATACCTATGAATTCGATCTGTAAAGGAGATATGAAATGAAGGCTGAAAGAAAGTATCTTGCCCACTATCTGGACTCCGCGTTCGCTAAGACCTACGAGGCTGCTGCCTATGTCCTCTTGGGCAAGGATCTTGAAGAGCTGAGCATCGATCTCAGCCCCGATGTGGAAACCAGCAAGAATATTCTGGGCGAGAATTCTGTGAAGCACAACGGCTACGAAGCTACCAGTACTGCAGACCCCGTTTACTATGAGTACGACGATGCTCTGACCGAGAAGATCATGGAGATCGCTATGCTCCGCAAGTCCGGCGACGAATGCAAGACCTCCTATGTGGAAGTGCTGCTGAAGCCCGGCGAGGACGGTGGAAAGCCTACTGTGATTCGCGCCGTGCGTGAGGATGTGGTCGTGATCCCCACGAGCTATGGCGGCGATACCTCCGGTGTGAAGGTGCCTTTTGAGATCCGCTTTGCTGGCAACAGAACGGTGGGCACCTTCGATCCCGAGACCAAGACGTTCACGGCCCAGTAATAAGGAGGAATCACCATGGCTGATATCAATGTAAACATAGGGTCTTCCCTTGTAAACTTTTATTTCCGGGACGAGGAGGGGAATGTGATCTCCTCCTTCCGCCTGAATCCTGCAGATGTGAAACTGGCGGCGCGCTGCGCCGAGGTTTCCGAGCACCTGAAGGAAATGGGTAAAAGCATCCCAGAGAACGCAAGCATGGAAGATATGCTGCGGATGAACGATGAGATGGAGGAACGGATCTGCTATATGCTGGGCTATGATGCCAGAAAGAGCGTTTTCGGAATGGTGTCTGCCACATCCCTCATGGAGGATGGCGAGATGTTCGCAGTGCTCCTGATCAACACCATCAACGAAGCAGTGAAGCCTGCTGTTGAAAAGAGAAAGAATGCCATGGAATCCCTGGCGGCACGGTATGCCGCACGGTACCAGTGAACGCTTATGACCTGCCCACCTCCCTGACTGTCGGGGAGGTGGGCTATCCCATTCGCTACGGATGGAGGGCGGTGGTGGATGTTCTGGAGGTGTGCGCCGATCCGGAGGTGGACGAAGTGGGGAAGGCCATGTATATGCTGATGGTCATGTTCCCCACATGGAAAGACATGCCCGGAGAGCACATTCAGGAAGCTTTGGAAAAGGCTGCTGCCTTCATTGACTGCGGACAGAAAGCTGACAGATCCAAGCCAAAACTGATCGACTGGAAGCAGGATGCATCCATAATCGTGGCGGAAATCAACAATGTGGCGAAAAGGGAAATACGGCTGGATCCGCAGCTGCACTGGTGGACGGTGTTCGGCTGGTTCATGAGCATCGGCGAAGGCCGTCTTGCTGCCATGATTCATATTCGGCAGAAAAGGTCCAAGAGACAGAAGTTGGAGAAATGGGAGCAGGATTTTTACAGAGACAATAAGGCTCTCGTGGACTTCCAAACGGTAGAGTCGGAAGAGGTCCGCAGAGAGAAGGACAATATACTTAAATTTTTGTAATTGCAGTTAACCTGCAAACGGAGGTGGTTCCGTGAATGTTATTAAAGCAGACGGTACTGTTTTGATTGACACCAGAATGCATACTGAAGGCTTTAACAAGGGTACCGGTGAAGTAAAAAGCCAGTTTGCCGCTATGGCTTCGAAAGCAAGCGAAGCAGCCAAACAGATCGAGACATCAATGAACGTGGGTTTCTCTAAGTCGGTGGAAATGGCGAGGGCCAGACTGCAGAGCTTGGAGATCCAGTTTGCAACGGTATCTGATTTGCTTAAGGAAGCGGTATATCTGGACGATGACAGGAATGCGGAACGTCTGGGAGCAAAGCAGGAAAGGCTTTACGATCAGATGGCGGATGCCCGGCGCAGGCTGGAGATTGAGGTTGCGGATGCGGCAAGAAGGCAGGCGGATGAAGAGGAGAAGGCTGCGGAAAGAACGAGGCGTGAAGCT